GGAATAAGCCACAATGGACGCCGGGTTAAACTGACTCTGCCACTGTTCAGGTGAAATAATCTTTTCCGTTGCCAGTGCTGTATTACCGTTTACATCAACAGATACCAGACCGTTTGTCCCGGCATAGAGTACGAATCCCTCCATCGCCACCATACTTCTTCGGCTCAGGCATGCCTGCATGGAAGGAATTCTGGAGCCAGAAATTGTGGACGGTGATACCCCACTGAACAGATAAGGCTCCCCCTTTGTCGCCACCACCAGTGACGTTCCCAGCGGACAGATAGCCACAATATCTTCTGCCGTCGTGTGACGATTCACTTCCGGCCATGCATACGGCAGATACGCTTCCGAAAACATCACTTCATTACCGGCAAACCCGGCGGCAATACCATTAGCCATCAGGCAAAGGCCTGTCATATTCTCTGGCGGCGGCAGGTAATCCCATGTCGCCAGAGAAGGTCCAAGGTTTTTCCCCGGTATTTTGTCCGTGTAACTGAGCACGGATGCATCCAGTTCAGCCACAAGTAAAAAATCCGCCTCCCCTCCACCTGATGCAGAGCGATAAATCCGGCGGCGTTTAATACTGGCATTCTGCAATGGCACCGGAGACAGCGTCAGCTGTACCGCAGTCCCCGGAGTACGGAGTGTTACCTCCAGAGACGCCGGACCTGGCGGACCTTCTTCACCATAATCTGAGACAAAGGTTTCCGTATAAAACCGGGTTTCGTCATCATTCGGGTTATCGTCAGAAACATCACCGCCCTGCTGAACAGTACAGACAGGTGCTGTCGTCGGCGCGGGGATCCCCAGACGATACGATGATGCCGGATGATTCCCGTCCCCTTTTGTGGCAATGGTTGCATCCGTCACTTTAGGAAAACGCCCGTCAGTGTAGTAAATACGCCCGTGGGGGTCCTGAGCGATCGGACTGCGGATCACATCCACTACATCCGTCCATGCAAACCAGAAATCGTCACGGTAATGAAAAATGGTTTTCGGCTTAATCGCGAATGTTTTCTCAGCCTCTGACATCTGGTGTTCAGGCGTGATCACTCCATAGCGAAAATGACAGTTTTCTGCCAGTACAGCAGAATGATCTGGCAGCATAGATGCAATAACGCCTGGCATCATCCCGCGCATAGTTGTTATATCGATATAAGGCATGGTTGTCTGGTATCCGAAAATTTGAATGGCAGGTGAGTCACTGAATTGAAGTTTTAAAGGCGGCATACAATTGCGCCTGTGCAGAATACAGATTTCCAGAAATCTTGAAAAATTACATCATTATTATCAGCATCCGTCCGGAAAAATTTCTCTGGCAACTTAAAACAATATCCTATATATCCGGCGTCTCCGGTATGTAGAACGTGAAGTTTTTAAAATTATTCATTTACCATTTAACTAATTTTAGATCCTGGGTTACTCCCGTCTTTTTCATTGCCTCCACGAAAGCGGAACTAACAGAACCTGACCAGTAATACTGGAACCCACTAACAACGCCCTGATAAATCATGGTTTGTGTAGCACCACCTACGTTTACGGTGATGTTACCTGCTTTACCACCGGATAAATAAACAGCAGCTGTCGGTGTAGAGTTCGTCAAAAAGTGAGAAAGTGTAACGACAGCCCCCACCAGTCTCCCAGAACCACAGTTTTCAGCGTTTGTAATTGTCCCTTTGCTTTTTTCTTCTAATGGCCAATCAGCTCCAACCGCCCCCCAGTTTTCAACTTGATCCGAAGAGTTCCATTTATAGTAAGCGGTTTCTATTTTACAACCCATAGCTCGCCCCACCATTTGACTCATCATAAAAGGTTTATCCAATCCTAGTTTAGTGCCAGCAGCCCCCATCCATTGCTCACCTGTTTCGCTCTTAGCCGAAGAACCTACCCATCCCGATGTTATCCCCATTTCATATATCCTTCTGAAATTCGTGAGGTGAGTATCATCCCCACAATTTAAATTCAGTAGAAACCAGAAACTACAACAGCTGTCGTTTACTTCTCCCGGAGTTCTTTAATCTCATGACGAAGTGTTTTAAAGCCTTCGACTAACAATGCAATTATGCCGTTGTAGTTAAGACGCAGACGTTTTTCACCAGATATAACGTCTGCGTCTTCAGTTACCAGTTCAGGCAAGGCTTTTTGTGCATCCTGAGCAATTAAACCAACCGACGTTTGCCAACCGTCGGCAGAGTACTGTATCTCGTAAAGATAACCAGTAAGTGCCTCCAGACGATCTAACGCATTATCCAGTTTTACCAGATTTCGCTTGTTGCGTTTATCCGAGCGGATCTGAACATCGTTAAATGATCCGTTTCCGTTTACCGTCAAATTTCCATTAATACCACCATTAAAAGTTTGTGCCTGAGTCCATGTATTGGCAGTAGTAAGCAGTTCTGTTCCTTGCCCGGGGGCTCCAGTGTCTCCCTTCGGTCCCTGCGGCCCTTCCGGACCTGCTGGACCTGCTACTCCCGGATCACCTTTATCGCCTTTCGGCCCCGGCGCACCTGCCGGACCTGCTGGTCCAGCCACCCCCGGATCGCCTTTGTCACCTTTTGGTCCCTGTGCGCCTGCCGGGCCTGCAGCTCCCGTATCCCCTTTAGGTCCCTGCGGTCCTGCCGGGCCTGCGGCTCCCGTATCCCCTTTAGGTCCCTGTGGCCCGGTTGCGCCGGTGGCTCCTTTCTCACCCTTTGCCCCAGCAGCGCCAGTATCCCCCTTTGGTCCCTGGGGGCCGGGATCACCTTTCGGTCCCTGAACGCCCCTCGGCCCAGCCGGACCTGCTGGCCCCGAGTCCCCTTTATCTCCTTTCGGACCGGGAACACCACCTCCTGCTGCAGCCTCTTCTGCCTTTGTTTTCGCTTCATTTGCCACATCCATTGCCGCTTTCACCGCTTTCGGGGTGGCTGCCTTCGCTTCATCATCACTGTCCGTTGCGCTGCTTAACTGCACAATTCCCTTCTGTGCCGTCGTCGCATCAGCCACATTTGCAGCGCTGCCTGCCGGACCTGGCTCTCCACGAGGTCCCTGAGGTCCGGTCTCTCCTCGTTCGCCTCTCGGACCTGCAGGACCTGGTTCACCTCGGGGGCCAGTCTCCCCACGCTCACCTCGTGCTCCCATCGGTCCCTGTGGTCCGGCTTCTCCTCGTTCACCTTTAGGACCTTGCGGGCCTGCAGGACCTCCCGGATCACCTTTCTCGCCTTTTGGCCCCATATCCCCCTGGTCCCCTTTAGGCCCCCGCTCTCCGGTATCCCCCTTCAGGCCTGGTATTCCCTGCGGTCCTCGCTCCCCCTGTTCGCCCTTCTCACCACGCGGACCAGCGGGCCCTACAGCCCCCTGAGCACCAACGTCACCACGCTCACCTTTCGGCCCTGCGGGCCCTTGAGGGCCCACTGGACCTGTTTCGCCTTTAGGACCGACATCCCCCTTCGGACCAGTTTCTCCCTGAGGCCCCCGGGGCCCCCGTGCATTCTCAGCCATACGTCTGGCCTCTTCAGCACTGACAGTGGCAGCCTCTGCCCGCTTAAGGATCTCTCCGGCGCTCTCCTGCGCCAGCCTGGCCTTTTCAGCATGCTGTCTGGCTTTTTCTGCATCAGCTCCGGCGGCTTTTTCAGACTCTCCGGCACGGGTCGAGCTTTCCTCTGCATTCCCCGCTGCTGTGACTGCACGGGTCGCAGCCTCAGTGGCATCAGTCGCTTTTTGTCCGGCTTCAGCCGCCCTGCTGGTTGCCGTCTTTGCACTGTCAGATGCACTCTTCGCACTGGCTGCTGCACTTTCTTTTGACTGTGTGGCCTGAGTGTTTTTTGTCGCCGTGTCTTCATTCAGGCGACGAATATTGGCAAGGTCATCAGCCACATTATTCTGTATCTGCCGGAAATCTGTCAGCAGTTCTCCGGGTATGCTAACCTCAACAAGACTGCGGCGTAACAGCATATTGAGCGTCACCGTACTTTCGGTCCCCTCAATACGCACACGTCCGTAGACAGCAGTCTTCCCTTTCACCGTCACCGAAACCGCATACTCCCCCGGATCCATCGTCATTCCGTAATATCCACCTTCACGGGTCACTGCCGACGCACTGGTGCCGCTGAGCGCATCCGGTGAAACTGTCAGCGCCGTCAGGGTAATATTTGCTCCTGATATCGCCTCACCATCAGGAGATTTCAGCGTCCCCGAAACAACAACACTCACACTCCACCTCCGTTAAACACTTTTTTACGGGCAGACAATGCTCTGTCTGCCCCCTGTTTGATCCCAAGTTGCTCAACAAAACTCTGATAATGCTGCGCAGCCAGCCCCGATTCTGCACCACCGGCAGCATCCTTACTGAAAGCACGAAACAACATCCAGTCCACCAGTGGGTTAACATAAGCCTCTTCCAGTGGAACTGGCGTATCATCGTCCTGCGTCAGAACATACACTGCCTCCGGTATCCGGCTTACCACTGCATCAATACTTATCTCTTTGTCAGGGACAGGAAACAGCCAGAATACGCGCGGGGACAGGTCGTTGCTGATAAAACATTCAGGAATGCCCTTCACTGTGGGCCACTCAGGATACTGCGCATCCAGCACCTCCCGGGATAATGGTCTGACTGCACTACCGTCACTGAGGCATATCACGTCAAGAAGTTGTATTACACCATCGGGCAAAACCTGACGGGCGCCAGGAACACAACTGATTGTTTCCAGGCTTGCGCCAGCATCCGGTCTCGCCAGAATCACTGCCCTCACAGCATCATTGTAATAATCGCACAATTCCTGCAGGGGCCAGCGAACCATCATCGGGTCAACCAGTTGTGTATTCACACGTCCGATGATTTCTGTAATCGTCGTCATCAGAAAAACCTCTGCCTGCGTACAGGGTTGCGGTATGAAGAGTACGGGCTTGTCGCCAGTGTATGACGATATGCCCGACGGATCCCCTCAGAAAACTGCACAGAAAAATACTGTGCGCGTAACGGATCTGACCATGAAACACCAGTCTGCATGAACAACCGCTCAAGTGCCCCCGCAGCCACTTCTTCAGGCCATGTGAGGAGTTCATCCGGTATCTGGCTGCGTCCGGCTTTCGGAGCGACGGCATAAAGCACGCTCACCTCACCGGGAGAACAGGCAAATCGCAGGGAGCGTCCGGAGCTGATATCCACATCCCGACCGACAAAAAGCTCATGATTATCGTCAGAGATACGGATGATATGAACGCACTCCTCATCATCTTTGTCATACGGAAGCACGATTTCTTTTCCTGCTACTGGTACAACAGTAACCTCCCGACGGCACACCAACGACTGGCGGCTGAATGCCACGGCAGCCATTGACAGAGCATCCGTCATCATAATGTTCAGTGGACCGCTGATATGACGACGGACATACGGTAAAAAATCACTCAGTTCCGCCATGCTGTTCAGTCTCCGCAACACGACGGCGAAATGCCTCACGCAC